GACAGGGTGCCAGGGACGACCCCCGTGGCCGTACCGTCTACTGATCCAAACGTGTTGGAGGTGCTGGTGATGGTGCCGAAGGCCATAAAATCAGACGGTGACGGAGTCGATGACGTTGACGCGGAAGATTTCCGAGCGGGTCACGGACGAGCCGGGGAAGACGAACTTGATGTCCCAGCGCCCGAGGCCGATGGCCCAGTCCGCGGTCGAGCCTGGGTAGGCCACCGTGAAGGACAGGCCGTCGCCCGCCTTGGTCACGGTCATGGCGTACTGGTTGAACTGCTTGTCCTCGAAGGTCGAGGAGAGGGTCGTGGTCAGGAGGTTGGCCGGGCCGGACGCCCCAGGAGTCCACGAGAATACGCAGGCGAAGGAATTGCCCCTCGAGATGGTGACGGTGTTTGGGCAGCTCATCGGGTCTTATTCTTGCGTAGGATGGAAGGGGGGTCAGACGGGGTCTAGTTTGCCGATGGCTTGGACCCGATTGTCAACTGGGACGCTTTCAAGCGTCTGGTATGTTCCATTGATATGGGCGTCGGTTGTGATTTCAAAAGTACCGCCATCGGTCTCGAGGTCTTCCCCGATCAGTTCGGCGAAGTCTTGGTCGTCTACTTGGTTTGGGCTGGCATAAAAATTAAAGCCGATTGAAAACTGGGAGTCGTAGATAGGAGGGTCTTCATCGCCTTCGCCGCCAATGACAGAATCAATCGTGAAGTATGGCTGAACGCCAGACTCAGACCCGCCGCCCCGAACCCACCTGAAGAGCGAGCCGCTTTCCCAAATGAACTGCTTCGGGAACGCGTCCCCGGTCGTGACCGGGTAGGTTCGCGAGTAGGCGTCACGCCGCCCTCCCCATGTGGAGTTGCTTGACGTGACATACATCAACGGGGAACGCAGGCTACCCCACGTTTTGAAGATACCAGGCGTCGGGCCTCCAAGTCGTACAGGCATCAGACTGCGGACCAGTAGTAACGGGCCGTTTGGCTGCCGACCTTGAGACGCTCGGCCCAGACGGAGCCCGAGATGGTCTGGTCGACGGTGAATGTCTCGGGGTCGCCGATGTTGCGCGCGACGCCCATGAGGATATAGCAGTACTCGTCCGTGTCCGTGAGGGTCGTCTGGGACTGGACAATCGTCGGGTAGTACTCGTCCGTGATGTCCGTGACCGGGAAGATGGGAGTATCGCTTGCGTAGGCTTCGGTTCCGAGTCGAAGATAGATGTAGGTATCTTCGTTGATGAGGAAGTCGATGGTCGCAGGAAGCAATGTGCCTGAGCCGGGTTCGTCGAAGGGCACCAAATTGTTGACCATGCCCGAGCAGACGTTGGCGCGGTACAAGTTGAGGGACGGGTCTTCTGGGTTGACCACCGTGACCTTGGGATGGAACTGGAACGGATGTTCGCAGGCGTCCGCATCGTCGTCCTGGGCGGCGCAGCTTCCCGTGGTCCGATAGTCGAAGTTCTGCTCAGTCCAATCCGCCGGACCGACGAACTCCTCGTACCAGTCAGTATTCGCCGCGGTCAGTCCGTCCATCGCCGTCTTCGTCGAGGCGTTGGCGATGTTGGGCCAAGCCGGGTCAGCGTCCCTGTTGATGTTATAGGGGTCGTTCGTCTCGTTCAGGTCGTCCCGATTGGTCAGGAAAGTCCCGTTGAACTGGCAGGGGATATGCAGGTCGATGGGGCCGACGATATGCTGGTCGATGGTGAAGGTGATGGCGTCTGCGAATGACGTGGCGTAGACGATGGCGATCAGTTTGACGTCATAGCCCCACTTGACGGGGTTGAAGTAGGTCGTGTGACAGTTGCCCCAGTCCTTGGTCCCGCCGATGTCCGCGGCGGTATACCCGGTCATCTTGTTCATGTTCGTCGTGTTGGCATACTCCGAAGGCCCGGTCTCGGAGAAGATGGTATTCTCGATAGAGTCCCCGGCCTTGAAGATGGAAACCCAGGGAGCCTCTTCGTTGAGAAGGGTGGAGTCGGTGTCATCGTTGGACTGGTTGATGTCGAACTTGCTCACCGTGACGTAGTAAGTTCCGGCCGAGCTGATGTTATAATACCCTCCGCCCTCCATCCAGATAGGCGAACCAGAGCCGGCCGTGCGGGAGATGCCGGTGCCGTAGACCGCCACCTTACTCAGCCACGCCTGACGCTTGTCGTAATGACCGCCGAACTTCACGCGCGGCATATTGCTCTGCGTGAACGTGACCGTCCCCTTGGCGATCTGCAGTTTGTTATCCACGCCGACCTTGATGCTGCGGACTTGGAACTGCTGGAATGACTCGACCCCTGCGCCTGCTCCTGCGTCTGCGAAGGGCTTCTCCGTGTTAAGGCTGAAGCCGTAACCGCTGGAGATGAAGCCGTACCCGCTGCCTGGTTGTGCTTTGCTCATCAGGACGGGGCGGTCGACGCCGAATAGACTTCGGCAGGGTAGCCTTCGCGGTTGAACCTGATCTCGTAGTTGATCTTGAAAATCTTGGGCACGCCGGAGGATTGGACGCAGTAGTCCTCGAAGCTGACCTGGGACAGCATGATCGTGGGGCGGGCCGTGCCTTTGACTTCAGCCGTGAAACTTGTCCCGATGTGGTCTGGCAATAATTTGATGCCAGCGAAAGAGTTGGTCGTGCTGGTCTTTCCGACTTCGCCTCGGAGGGTCGCGCAATTGCCGGAGGTGTTCGTATAGATGACTCCCGAGAAAGAGGTCGTCGGGGCAAGGTACTGATTTTTGCCGTAGAAATATTGCTTTGCGGCGGTCGATGAATCCTTGAAGCCGACGAACGAACCGGCGTTAAGTGATGTTCCTTTGAAATGGGCGCCGAAGACCCCGCCGACCTTTTCGTTTTCTGAGATCGTAGAGTTCGCAAAGGTCACGCCATCTCCGGCGATGGCCGTGGTGAAGCCCGTGACTGGTCCGAAGAAGTTCGGGTGCGTGACGATGTGCTCTGAGGTCAACCCGTTGGAGGCCGTGACATTCGGGTTGGTCCTGCCGCCGGTGGTGGTGGTGCTGTCGATGCCGACGTATTCTGCGACGATTGTGTCCACCTTGAGCGGCCCTTTGGTCAGGGTATACTTATGGACGAAGAGGTCGGAGTAACTTGGGTGGACCTGACCGCCGACGACCGCGCTCCCAGCCGAGGCCGCGTCGACGGAGAAGGTGGCCGTCCCGGTGATAAGGCCATAACCGTCCGTGGTGTAAGTCGCTCCTGGGTTGAGGAGTTTTCCCGCTAGGGCGTTGCCGTTTTGAACGAGGGCCATGGTTATTTATTCTTGGTGAGAAGGGCGGCGCGGGAAGGCGAGGCGTTAGCCGGGGTCGAGGGAGTGGCGCCTGAAGCGGTGACGTCGACGGAAGCGGGGGCAGTCTTGTTGGAGGCGATGATCTGGAGGTAAGCGAGTTGCTCGCGCTGGATGGCCTGCTGCTCTTGGAGGGCCGTCACGACCGGGTTCTGGCCGACTCCGATGATGTTTCCGGACATCGAGTTCGGTGCGGACAAGCCTTCCTTGCCTGTCTGCTTGGCGGCCTTGACCTTGGCTTCCTCCTCTTCCTTGCGGATGCGTTCGGCGGCCAGCTTCTGCTTGCGCTGGGTTTCTTCCCAGTTCGCCATAGCCTTGCCTTGATCGGAGCTACTAAAGGCTTCGACGGCCCTCTTCTGAACGTCTTCTCGGTTGGCCATGTTAGCCGTGAAGCGTGGATTGATGAGGTAGTTGGCCAAGTTCTCGCGGCGAAGTTGGTCTAAAAGTTTCTGGCCTTCAGGCGTAGTCTCAAGGAACCTCTTGGTTTCCTCCGCCCTGCCTTCCTTGGCCGACTCGGACTCCTTCTCGCGCTCTTCGCGTTCCTTGAAATACATGGCCATTCGGCGTTCATGTGAAGAGACGAACATACTGTCGCCCTTGGCCAACAGGTCTAATCCTTCCCTGGCCCGCTGACGAGCATCCGCGATAGCCCCGGAGATGCTGCTGATCGCGGACTGAAGCAGGACCATCGGAGCGAAGAAGCCGAGGAAGATGTCCTTGAACGAGGTCGAGAACTTCTTCTTGATGTCGTCCATCTGCTTGGCGAAACCAACGGTGGCCGCTTTGGCCTTGTCCATGGCCTGCGGGACGTCGGACGTAGTCTTGATGTTAAGCTCCAGGGATTGTGCCATCGTCAGGTGTTTCCTTTGCAGGATTGGAAGGGGACTCAACCGCGGCCGCGGCTTTCTCCTTGGCCAACTCTTCCGCGATGAAGGCTTCCTCATCCGGGGACATGATCGCCACGTCGGCACCCTTGCGGATAGCCAGGGCGGAGTTCAGCCAGATGGCCTGACACTCGGGCATCTCCCACGCCCGCTTCTCTTCGATGCCGTTGGCGATGAGGTTGGCCACGATGGACAGCGGCCACGGGACGCCCTTGTCCCCGCCTCCGCCCGCCTTGGCCTTGGACTGTTCCCAGAACTTAGGCCAGTCTTGGACGAGGATATAGCCGGCGAAGGCTTCCAGCAGGCGCTCGAACTTGGCAGGGTTGTTCTCGAGGCTGACGATCCGCAGCTGGTCCCGCCAGCCAATCGCCCCGAGTTGTTCTTCGGCGCACACCTGGCAGGCGAAGATAAGGTCCGCAGGGGTGATGCCGCGAGAGCCTGTCAGTAGCGGTGAGTCCAAGGCCATCAGACGCACCCGGTATTTTAGGCACCAGGGGTAAAGCGAACGACCCAGCAGCCGAAAGGGCGCCGGGTCGACGTAGGCATTTAAGAAGCGGCGGTCCACTTCCTTGATGCTGTCCCCTTTGCGGGGAAGTCAATTACATCGAGATGCCTTCGTAGTCGATGGCCGTGATGGACACCGACGTGAAGCCTTGGGACGAGCCCTTATCATCTACCTTCGTGATGACTCCAGAAAAAGAAGCCGAAGCGGAGCCAGACGGATAAGCCGAAGCGGTGTTCACCGTGAAGGCGAGATTGGCACCGAGCTGGGGGACGGTTGACGTTTTGCAGATGCCCTCGACCGTGATCTCGGACTTGCGGTCATCGAGACGGTGGGTCTTGGTCAGGCCGTTTTCGTCGACCACCGTGGCCTCGGAGTTGAACGAGGACGAGAGGGTGTAACTCTGGACGAAGAGGTTAGTGACAGTACCCGCGATACCGTAGATGCAGGTGGTTCCGTTAGAGATGGCGGCCATTTGAATATGCGGGCTTTGGAATGATTAGGCAGGGGGCAGGACGACCAGCACGTCGAACGAGAAAGCGGTCGCCCAGGAGCGTTCGTCGATACCCTCGTCCTCGGAGCCGATCGTGACGTCGTAACAGGTCGCGTCGGTGCTGGTGACGAAGGCCGCCTTGATGCTGGTCAGGTCACGCATATTGCCGGACAGGGCGGCGCAGCGGGCACGGTGGTCGGCGAGGGTCGTATCGTCGGCGTTAGAGAAAAGGGTGATACGGACGGAACAGGAGTAGTTGCCCAAGCCTTCGGGGAGGTCGCCAGGGGCACGGGCGGAGTCGCAGAGGACTACGGCCTTGGGCAGGGTCTGGGTCGCGGCGCTGTCCCCGGTGAGGAACGTGACGGCGGTCAGCCCGGTCTGGGTCGAGAGGTAGGTGGCCAGGGTGGCCTCTACGATGTGACGGATGGATTTGGTGCCCATAAAGGTTAGCGGATGCGGCCGGAGTTGAAGTTGCCAGCGTCTCGCTTGAGGAGTTGTTCGGTATCCCGTTCGATGCGGGCGATGGCGTTGGCGTAGACAAGTCCGGCCACATTGTTCTTCGTGGCCTTGTCGTCGGAGTTACCGATCATATTGCCGAAGGAGTAGTTGACGGCCTTGGGCGTGGAGTAGAGGCGCTGAAAGTTATTGCCGGGGAACTTCTTCACGTAGCTGGACACGCCCTTGCGACCGAAGTTCTGGTCGACGCCTTTCTTCTTGGGCTTGGGAATGACCTGCATGACGTTCCACCAGCCCGACTTGAGTTTGCCGACCTCGGCCTGGCGTTCCTTGATGTAGGCTTTCAGCTCGGCCTTGGAGTCCACGAGGAACTTGCCTAGGTAATCTCCGCGGCCCCTTTCAATCTTGGTCTTACCTTGACGGGTCAGGCGCTTGAAGCGGTTGTGGACCGGGCGGAGGTCGGTGACTGTCGTGTTGGCGGGTTGCCCGCTGGACTGGTTGAAGAAGTTCTGAGCCTTGCGGTA